CCCATCAACGACAAATTATAAGGGAAATACTGGATATTATGGATATGCCGGAAAATATTTTGTATCGAATAACCGGATAAGAAACTTAAGAAGATATGAAGGTGATTTAGCAATTGAAAGTAGATTTGGTCAAAGTATCCATTTTACGGCATATGATAATAATCGGAAAAATGATATTAGCAGTCCGTCCAATACGGATTATGTAAATAACGGCGGCAATCCGATGATTTTAATTAGAAATAGACAACGTCCCATCTTAGAAGAAGGTAAAACTTTATCATTACATGGCAGTCCGGCAAAATCTATATTAGCATCCACAATAAAAGGCACTCCCCAAGAGAAAAATGTCGGGGGATATATTTCCGAAGATGTAAATCTAGACGGATCATCCATTCATATTACCAGCGGAAAGACAACTAGTAAGTTTGTAACAACTTGTTTTAAAACAATGTATGGTGATGGAAAAGGAGAGGAAGTTCCTGCTTTTCAAGGAACTACCAATTTTAAATATCCTTCTCCATTGGATGGAGACCAAATCGTTATTAATAGTGATCGACTAATATTTTCTTCTCGGTATGGAGAATCTTTACATTTTTCCAAGAAGAGATATGGGATAGTGACGGATAGCGAATTTATTGTTGATGCTCAAGATAGAGTGGTATTAACAACCAATTCAGAATGTGCTATAAACTCGCCTAGGATTTATTTGGGAGAAATAAATCAAAAAGGCGAACCGGTGTTATTAGGACAGACCACCGTGAATTTCCTAAATGAATTATTAACTTGGCTCAAGACTCATACTCATTTTGATAGACCGGGGCAGACACAAATGACACCTCAAGTAGCTCAGTTGAATTCGATGATTGCTAAATTAGATACGTTAAAGAGTAAGCGGGTATTTGTCACGGGTGGTGGATTTGCTCCCGGACACGATTATAAGAAATAACCACAAACTAACCCATATTTATATCATATGAATGCCAACACTAAACTATTGAAAACTCTTATAGAGCAAATGGTCTCAAAAGAAGTAAAGAAGCAACTTCCCCTTTTATTACAAGAGTTACTAACGAAAGATGCCGAACCAGATGTTACTCCGTCTGCTCCTATTCCTAGAAAACAATCTAATACTTCCTTATTAGAATTGATGAGTCAACAGGAACCGCAACCTCGACAAGTCGCAACAACTCCCAAAGTAGCCAAGACCTATACAAAAGATCCGATGATAAATGCGATTTTAAATGAGACCGTCAATGATTTATCTACCAGAGAATCGGGGAGAAGTCCCTATGTAGGAATGGATGGGTCACTGTCGATGAATTCTAATCCAGATGGAGGAATGCTTAACGAAGCTATTGCACCAAGTCATCAGCAACATATAGCAACGACTGATTCTGTTCTTGATTTTAAAGGAAAAGATCCTGCCGTTGATAATCTTATGAAATGGGATTTTAAGGCTATTTTGGCAAAATCAATGAAAAAATAATATGGGACTGGGACTTTCATTACCAATTCAGAACGGAAAGGACGGCTATTTTGAGCAGACTGTCGATACTAATTCGATGTATAAGGTAAATCTCATAAATTTACTTAATACTATTCCGGGAGAAAGAAGATTTGCGCCTGATTTTGGTTGTAGGTTGTGGAATGTGGTATTTGAGCCGAATGATGGTTTATTAGATGTAAAGGTTCGAAACATAATAACGGAAGGTGTAGCTCGATGGGTTGGTGGAATATCAGTTGGCAAAATTACAATTTTAACGAATGATCCTAATGGAAATACTAATTTAACCGATAATTACATATTATATATAAATGTTCAATTTGTTATTAATGCTACTAATCAACAAGATAGTATAGATTTAGTGATTACCACCAGCATATAATATTAATATTTTGACTTTATCGGATATTTATATTGTATGGCGACGACAATTAACAAGACATTCTCACCCAACGATTCTAAAGATGTTAGATATTTAAATCGTGATTTTTCTCAGATGAGAGATGCTCTCATATCGTTTACTAAGACATATTATCCTCAAACATATAAAGATTTCAGTCCGTCGTCACCCGGAATGATGTTTATTCAACAAGCGGCATATGTTGGTGATGTGCTTGGGTTTTATACCGATTATATGTTTAAGGAAGGGCTATTATCAACTGCCCAAGAACGAAAGAATATCATAAATTTGGCATCATATTTAGGATATAAGGTTAAAGCATCCAGAACTTCTGTCGGGACAATTGATATTTATCAATTATGTCCTGCTATAAGTGATACTCTTGGAAATTATACTCCTGATTCTACTTATTTATTACAAATCGGAGAAAATTCTCAATTTTCCAGCAATAACAATACTTTTTTCACATTAACTCAAGAAGTAGATTTCTCAATTAATACGGTAAATTCGCCCCTAACTCAAACTGTTTATTCTAGAAATCAAGATGGAACTCCGCAATTTTTCCTCTTACAAAAGACGGGAAATGTAATTGGGGGGCAGATTTATACGAAACAAGTAAATATTCAAGGACAAACATCAAATTTTTCATTCTCATTGGACGAAGATAATGTATTAGAAATAATTGATATGTATGATTCCGACCATAATCGATGGTATGAGGCTGATTATATGGCACAGGAATTAATACCTATAGCAGTAAATAATAATCAACAAAATAGTTATTCTCCATATAGAGATAGTGTTCCTTATATATTAGAGTATATATCAACGTCAAAGAAGTTTGTAACTTCCATTGATGAAAATAATATAACGACACTAACATTTGGCTCCGGCACAAATGTAGTTGGAGATGAATTAGTGACTTTAGATTCCAATTTAATCGGTAACGGTCTTAGAAATATATCATCCATTAATATTCCAATTGACCCATCTTCTTTTTTAAATAATGATAATTATGGAACTTCTCCGGCAAATACTACTTTAACTGTCCGATATTTGGTGGGTGGTGGATTATCTTCAAACTGTCAAGTTGGAGAAATAACTAACGTTATAAGTGTCAATTACGGAACATCTGTTGGGGGACTTACCCCCGCCCAATCGGATTTAATGAATACTGTAAAAAATTCGTTGAAAGTTTCTAATTCTTCGCCATGTGTGGGCGGTAATGGAGTTGAAACCAACGATGAGATTAGAATGAATGCTACTGCCACTTTTAGCGGACAAAATCGAACCGTTACTACCTCGGATTATTTAGCAAGAATTTATTCCTTGCCGCCCAAATTTGGTTCCATTGCAAAGGCCATTGTCATATCAAATTCAAGTTTAAATAACAATCATACAATATCAACGGGCACCATATCATCAGATAATACTGTAAATATATCAGAATCATTATCTCGTCAATTTTCAACAACCAACACAAACCCATTTGCTATAAATGTATATGTTCTATCATACGATGCCAACAAAAATTTAATTCCCACCAATCCGGCAACGATATATAATTTAATGACCTATCTAAAACAATATAGGATATTAACCGATGAAATTAACGTTATTGATGGATATGTTATCAATATAGGAGTCGATGTTTCCATATCAATTTATAATGGGTATAATAAACAAGACGTTATATTAGACTGTTTAAATGCCGTAACTGCATTTTTTAATATCGATAACTGGTCATTCTCACAGCCCATTAATATATCAGTATTGCAACTTGCCGTTGCCAGCGTTATGGGAGTTCAATCAGTATCATCCATCAATATTTATAATAAAACAATAACGGACGGAACATATTCACCCATCGAATATAATATCACATCGGCAACAAAGGATAATGTAATATTTCCCAGTATTGATCCGGCTGTTTTTCAAGTAAAATACCCGGAATCTGATATAAAAATTAACATCGGATGATAACTCAAAATGAATAAATATTTTTTTCCAACCCAAGATTCTTTTATAACGAATGATAGTGGATACGAGAATAAAAATTTCGGAATGACTGAAATTTTAAAAGTGGGAACTGTGGATGGATACTCATCAACTACAAGTCCATTTACCAGTCAAAGTTATAATGAAGATAATGTTAACATTACAATTAGCGGATTTTATGGAACTATCAGTGGATCACTCATCGGACAGTCAGATTTCTTCGATGGTGATGTATACGGAACAAGTGCAAGTATTAATGTTTCCTATTTTAGCGGGTCTATCGATAATAATCCTATAACAATATTCAGTGGAAGTATAATATCAAGTTCCTTCATCGGCATAATAAGTTCATCGGTAATTGCTTATGATTATAATTCATATTTTTTAGGTTCAATTTCAAATTTTAGTGGAAGTGTTGTTGGGGAGTTAACAGGGTATGGAATCATAGATTATCCATCGACTATAGTTGTTAGTGATTTAACGGCATATCGCTCCCTTATCAAATTTGATTTAACCGCTATTTCGCAGTCCGTAGTAAATGCCGGAACTTCAAGTAGCTCATTCTATCTCAACTTGAAAGTGTGTGATGAATTAGAATTGCCATTGAATTATACCATATATGCATTTGCAGTGAGTCAAAGTTGGACGATGGGAACGGGGTATTTGTCGGATGGAGGATCGAGTGATGGAGTTTCGTGGCAAACTAGAGATGGTGTTTCGAATTGGACGGTTGATTCCTCGTCATTAGTTCACTCTAACATATCATTAACAGAATCTGCTTCAGTTAATGGTGGTGGAACGTGGTATTCTTCAAGTATATGCTCTCAAAGTTTTGGATATTCCACCTCCGATTTAAATATTGATATTACAGCAATAGTAACTTCATGGTTGACCGGCGAAATTCCAAATGAAGGTATTATGCTAATGGCATCTTCAGAAGTAACTGGAACGGCATTTACAATTTCATATTTCAGCGAAAATACTAACACGATATATTCACCCTATTTAAATATGGGATGGAATTCATTTTCGTTTGTAACAGGAAGCACGGAAACATCAAGTGTCAATATATCATTTA